AGCTATGTCTAAATTTCAGCGCAGGAAATTTATTGACTGGTACGATCATTCATTGAAATTAAAATTACCGCCAAATAAACAGATCATAAATCTATGAGTCTATACCTAAAACACCGTCCCGAAACCTTTGACGAAATATTAGGCAACCGAGAAACCGTAGAAGCCCTGAAGGGGATGACCTCCGAACCCGAAAGCTGTCCTCACTCCTTTCTCTTTCATGGCCCTAAAGGTTGCGGAAAAACAACTATGGCCAGAATCCTGGGTAAGGAACTAGGCATACGAGGACAAGACCTACGAGAAATGGACTCTGCAGACTTCCGGGGCATTGATGCGGTTCGGGAAATCCGTCAACAAGCCCATTACCGAGCCTTAGAAGGGAGTAGACGCATGTGGATACTGGATGAAGCCCACCAGCTAACTAACGCGGCCCAGTCCGCCTTATTGAAAATGTTGGAGGACACCCCGAAACATGTCTACTTCGCCCTTTGCACCACGGATCCACAGAAGTTGTTAGCTACGGTAAAGGATCGCTGCAGTTCTTTTCAGGTCGAACCGCTGTCCGATAAGGAGATGAGAAAGCTGCTTATGCGAACTTGTAAGCGCGAAAAGGTTAAGCCGGATAAGAAAGTTCTCATTCAAATCATGAAAGATAGCGGAGGACATCCCCGAGAGGCCTTGCAAACGTTAGATCAAGTCCTACGCGTTCCTCCCGAACAGCGATTAGAGGCGGCTAAGAAATCTGCCAAAACCGAATCCGAAAGCATTGACTTGTGTCGGGCGCTGTTGAAGGGAGAACCATGGTCCAAAGTCCGGAATATTTTAAAGGGTTTGAAAGACCAAGACGAGGAATCTATTCGCCGCCATGTTCTTGGATATGCGAACTCCGTAGCATTAAACGGAAGCCACCCAAGAGCATTTATGATTTTAGAGGAGTTTCAACACCCGTTTTACGATACCGGGTTTCCTGGGCTGACCTATGCTTGCGCGGCCGTATGTCAGGCTTAGTGAAATTCCTTCTGAGGAATACTAACCTGCAATTGTATAATAAAACAAAGACAATATTATGAGTGAACTTAACTACAAAGAAGATGTCCATATTGATGAAGAGGCCTTGGACGTAGAATGGCTTCAGCACCCCGACTTAACCGTCAAATATTGCCAAATGGAGGCGAAGGCCCGTAGAAAGGTCGATGAAGCCAAACAGAATTTAGATGTCGTAGAGGCGGAGTTGTATGAGGAAATTTGTAACAATCCAGAGAAATACAACCTGCCCAAAACTACGGAGTCGGCTATTGATGGGGCGATGAAAATGACCGACAAGTACCAGGAAGCTAAACAACGGGTTACCAAAGCCGAATATCAGCTAAATATGGTACAGGGTGCAGTACGAGCCGTTTACGCGAAGAAGGATGCTCTGGAGAATCTAGTGCGCTTACACGGACAACAGTACTTTGCAGGCCCATCGGCTCCTCGAAATCTTACTAAGGAATTCGAGAAAAAACAGCAGCGCAGAAAAGGTAACAAGAATGTTAAACTCAACCGAAAGAGGAAAAAATGATCGCGGATATATTTCAATCTATATTCCTAATCATCTTGATATATGCCCTGGTTCCTCCCTTATTCTTCATAATTTGTTACATGGGAACGTCAGGAGTTATCAAAGCACTTGAAAATTCACACTCAATGAAATCTAACCAAGAAAACTAAAAATTATGGCGAAACGTAAACGCAGAAAGAAGAAAAAGAAAGGCAAGAAGTTTTCATCAAACTTCGGAAGCGCAGTAACTAAAAATGCCCAGCGCAAGAAACAAGAACAGAGCGGTTATGGGTATTTAAATCTGCCTAATAACATGCCGATATTTAAAGCGGAAGAAAACACGAAACCGAAATTGGACTTCATTCCGTATATAGTCTCTGACGAAAATCATCCCGATCGATATGATGAAGAGGGCATTGCTACTCCAGGAACGTTATGGTACAAGCGCCCGTTTGCTATTCATCGCCAGGTAGGAGTGGACAATGATACGGTTGTTTGTCCAAGAAGCGTATCCGCCTCCGACTGCCCAATTTGTGATTACCGGGAAAGCAAGCTACGGAGCGGGGAAGCCGAATGGGATGATGACGCCATACGGCAGACTAAACCGTCCAATCGTAATCTGTATGTGGTTATTCCAATCGGCTCAAAAGAACACGATGAAGTCCCGCACATCTTTGATATTAGCGAATACTGCTACCAGGAACTTCTTTATGAGGAGCTAGAAGAACGGCCAGAAATGGGGGTCTTTCCATCTCTAGATGAAGGTCTGACTCTGAAAATACGATTCGCAGAAGAAAGCATTGGGGATACCAGTTTTCCCATAGCTCGTCGTATTGATTTCTATGAGCGGGATCGTCCGTATGATGAATCCTTGCTGGAAGATATTCCCGATCTTGACGAGATGTTAAGAGTACTTTCCGTCCAGGAACTCGAAGCTAAGTTCTTTGAAATTAGCGAAAGCGATTACGCTGACGATTACGAGGAAGAACCGGCTCAGAAAACCGACCGTCGATCTAAGTCCGAGACCCGATCAGAAGCAGAAGAAGATTGGCAAGAGGACGAGTATATCGAAGAGGACGAATTCGAAGACGAATTTGAAGATGAAGAGTTCGAGGACGAATTCGAAGATGAAGAGGAATGGTTTGATGAAGAGGACGAATTCGAAGAAGAGCCAGAACCTGAACCCAAGAAAAAGCCGAAACGGAAAAAGAAAAAATCAAAGAAAAAGAAGAAGCGTAAACGTAAAAAGTAATGGCTCAAGATAAATCAGACAATAAGATGGTCGGGGCATACATTCCCGACCGTCTTTTTCAGGTAATCAACTTACATACAATCGCACGTTCAAAATCTAAAAGCGCAATTTTTAGAGAAGGCTTATTGCTATGGATTGAACAAAATCAAATTGACATAGAAGAGCTTATTAAAGAGATTGCTCAGCAGTTGAAAACTGATTGGCTTGATTTAAAAAACAAAGGCGAATATGATGATTTTGAAGTATATAAAAGTGATTGTCATGACGCTCTTACAGATGATAATATACCAATATACCTGGCCAATCGGATAATTAAGCGCTTGCAAATTAAATATGAAGCGAACAAATAATTCTGACGAAATATCAGACCTCTCAAAACAAATGAAAAGAAAAACAGAAACGGATAAAAACGAAGAAACCGAAGCCCCAAAACACGCTGGGGAATACGAAGGGAATCAGGAATTAATGGTCAGTACGGGTTCGACATTATTGGACCTAGCTATATCAGGCGGAAAAGTACGAGGAGGAGGCATACCAGCTGGCATATTTGTAGAAGTATTTGGCCCATCGTCTACCGGTAAAACCGTTCTGCTTTGCGAAATAGCTGGCGGGGTGCAGCGGAAAGGCGGGGAAATAATGTTTAAAGACCCCGAAGCCCGTTTGAATAAGAACTTTGCCAAGCTATTTGATTTTGACGTAGAAAAGGTAGACTACGCCACCCCCGATACTGTTCCAGAAGTATTTGAACCGGTACGAGCCTGGGAACCCGAAGATACCGAAGATACTATTAACGGAGTATTTGCAGATTCCCTTGCGGCCTTATCTACCGAAATGGAAATGGAAGGAGATGATGCCTACGGCGCGCGTCGGGCGAAAGAATTTTCCGAACAACTTCGCCGAACCTGTCGGGAAATACAGCGCAAAAATCTTCTTATGGTAGCTAGTAATCAGGTTCGTATTAATATGAATTCCGGCCCCTTCGGAGAAAAATACACGGCCCCAGGAGGAGAAGCCCTAGGATTTTATGCTAGCCTGCGCCTGCGATTTAAGTACGCCAAGAAAATTAAGAAGAAAAAGAAGGTCGCAGGCAAGGAAGTAGAACGAGTTATCGGCATTGAAACCGAAGTAGAGGTCTATAAAAGCAGCGTTTGGAAGCCCAGTCATACGGCCTCCATTACCATCTTATTTGACTACGGAATTGATACCATTCGGGATGAGCTTCAATTCATCAAAGATTACACTAACAATAACGTCTATACTTTGGACGGAGCAAAACTCCATAACAGTATGGAGAAGAGTATTCGCATGGTCGAAAAAGAAGGCAAGGGAGCTATCAAAAAACTACGGAATCAGGTTATCGACCTGTGGGAAGAAATTGAGGATAAATTTGAACAGAAACGTAAACCTAAACCACGATTTGAATAATGGCCAAACAACGTAATTGGGAGCAGCATCGCAAGATTGCATTAGAAATGTTGGAGCCTTCCGCAGCTCGGGAGAATCGAAAGCTGCATCCCGACTTAAAAAAGGTATTAGATGAGGCGAATGAGCTCTGTAAAAATGCAGGCGAGGCTATGATAAGCCGCCAAGCTATTGCTTGTTTAATCATAGACTTCAAACAACGAAATCCAGCTATTAACCCTCTCATTGAAGTATGAAAATATTAGCAAACGACCCAAGTATTCGAGGATGGGGGTGGGCTATCATTCAACTAGAAGGTAGTTTTTGCCGTATTCTAGACAGTGGATGTATCCGAACCTCCTCCGAACATAAAAAACGACGAATCAGAAAAGCCGACGACACGGTTCGGCGATTAAATATCATTAGCGATGAATTAGTTGAAATACACAAGGAGTATGAAGTTGATTGGGTGCTTAGCGAACTGCCGCATGGCTCCCAAAGCGCCTCTGCTTCTAAAATGATCGGAGCCGTAGCAGGGATCTCCTGCGCCTTTTCAAGCTGTTTTGACATTCCCATTGAATACTACTCGGAAGGAGATGCCAAGAAACACCTCTCTGGCAAACGGTCTTTGACCAAAGAAGAAACCATTGAGCGCGTTACCGAAATTTATGGAGACGGCTGGCATCATCAATACAAATATCAAAACGAAGCTGTGGCCGATGCGCTGGCTATTTTTCACGTTGGCCGGAACTCCTCCCAAGCACTAATCTTTGCATCAAATCAATAATTATGATGAGACGGAAGAAAGCCCCGAGCACCAAGAAAGACGATCTTACCTCTAAATCAAAGAAACGAAAATTAAAATTTATTGTAGATTCCCTGTCCCACGGTTGGCTCCCAGAGGAACGAGAGACCTCCATTCTTTTTGACCGGGAGGAAAAACGGGTGTATTTGGAAACCTCTTACCCTCCAACCGCCCGCCGCTGGCTGAAAAATCTTTGGGGAGATCCCGAAGTGAAATGGGACGCGAATTCTGATACACTGAAGTTTTCGGTGCCTTGGGATTATTGCCGAAC